CAACTATATTTTCCATGAACTTGTTTCTGTTGAATGCTGACTCTCCTCCGGAAACAGACGACTCAAGATAATTATGAGTTATCAATATTTCATATTCTTCTACCGGAGGAGTTACAAATTCGCTATTGCTTCCAAATATGTTTACTGTTTTGAGAACTGAGTGGAATGGTGCATTTTCTGTGATTATATCTTTGACTTCCAAAAGTCTATCCGAAGAAAGTTGTTCTATCTCCAGATCTACGTCAAACTTACCTGATCGGCAATAAGAACATGGATCTATGAAATCTTTATCTATGTCGCAGGGATTTGTCGAGTCCCTGATGCTTCCGTTATACTCCTCCATGTTATACACATTCTCGGAATATGGAAATTCTGTTCTTATTTTTCCAAAAATTAAATCTTCATGAAATGGGTGGTGCTCTCCCAAAATAGAATCTATCAAGGGATCATCTTCTCTTATTAACCGAACATTCCAATTCTTCAATGGATACTGCCTGAATATTTGTGAATCTTTTAATATGTTGTATTCACTTCTGTCGTCTGCAAAGGGGAGTGATTTAATGTATTTTTCTAAGTTTCTTTCTTTTTCGTTTATAGGTTCCTTGTAGTAATATTCAAATCTAATTATGTCATTTTCTTCCAGAAGATACTGAGTTGAAACCCAATTTAATTGCAATGGATTATCATTGGATATTTCTACATTTTCATTGAAATTTAATAATATCTCATTTGTGGAGGATGCTTTTATTAGAAACAATCTAGGTAGATAGTCAGTTCCTGCAGTGGCCAATAAAATCTTTTTTGTAATAGTGAATGATTTTTTCATTTCTGATATGTAAAAAAAAGAATCAATTTGAAAATAAGGAGATTTCACCTGCCAGAAATTAACGAGTCTTAACAGCTTCATTCCTGCTTGAGAAAACGATTCTCTCATTGCTTGTATGGATCCTTTTTTCTTGAAAAGAGGAACCGCTTCTTTTATCTGTCTTCTCCATAACGTAGGATCCGAACTCTTCAATTTAAGATCTAACGTGTTTCCGAGATAACTTAAAAGTGATTCGTTTATTACATTGGCGTCAAATAAATCTACTATTTGATTGGTCAAGTCCTCTAGAAATGTGAATCCCATGGCCACGGATTTATTGAAATTATCTAAAACATCCGGCGTCCTGTCTTCATCCGATATTAATGTTTTAAACATCTCTGGCAGATACCTCTCCAGTAAATCCTCATACTTACCAGGTTTTGTTTGGTGGCTAGGTATACTTGTGTTTAAAACTGTAGATCCATTTAAATAGAATTTCTCATGACTAGCTAGGGATGACGTTCCTGCGTATGGGGTCCAAGTATAGCAAATGAAATAATCTCCCTCTCTTCTTCCGCTTGGGTCCCACGTATAATTGAAGAGGCCTTCTGTGCAATCATCTTTTAGAATTAGTGATTTATCTTGATCGGTTGATAACCAAGCGGGAAAATTTTCACTTCCTATTATTTGCACTGGAGTGGCTTCTTTGTAGTAAAAAAAGTCATTTCCACTGGGCATTTTATATTCATAATTAATTATTACTTTATATGTACTTGGATCTTTATTCCAAGTCAAACTAATTTCTCCAACATCTAGGTTTATACTTCCGCAATTGACCTTGAATTCAGGCGAAATCCCACCAGTCTTTATGTCTGTTAATATAAATCTATTTTTTTTGTCTACTGTGAATGTGCTTACTATATTTAAACCTTTAAATATAGTTCCACTTAAAGTTCCATTTACTATTGGGGAGTGCTCTGTTATGAATTTAACAACCTTCTCACCCTGCCCACCACCAACTGTTATTCCTTTGTAAATCTCTCCTTGAATGTAGTCATGATTGTAATGGGATTCCGAGGAATATTCTTTATTTTCTGTGCTTGCAAAATCTCTTTCGATAAAATAGATTTTTAAGGAGTTTACTTTGTATGGTTCTATAGACTTATTGTTTACATCTTTTGTGTTGAATGAAAATAATATATGATCTGTAATAGAAGGATTTTGATCTATTGTTAATATCATGACTAATTGTTCTCATAAGTAAAGTTAATTTGTATTGACTCAGGACGTATTATTTCATTAAATTTAGGGGTGATTATGTTGCTGTTTCCATCATCTGTAGTGAAGGAAACCTCGTATCTGTTTGGGTCTTTAATATCAGATAGTTGCTTTATTATATCTATATCTCTTAATATTTTACTATATTCCCAATTGGAAATAAGAAAAAAACTGTTCATCCTTCTGTTTACTTTTTCTCTCATCTCGTCTTCGAATTTTCTATATAATCTATTCATGAAAATATCTATACTGACAGCAACCGTCAATACAGTTCCGTCTCTTATGCAAACGTAGTCTGTGATCATTTTTATTTGATCTATGTGAGTCTTCAATTCTGATTTTAATTGATCGCTTGCCAACTCCAGATTACTGCTATCTTGTCTTCCAAGAATATATAGATCCACTATGTTGGCGGCGCACCCATAGTTCCTCAGAACAGCCGTTGCTTTTCCGATTTGGCCTTGATATGGACTTGCGAATTGTTCTGCGATTGTTTTATAGTCAGTTCCTGTAACTGCTCTGTTTTGGGTTCTTAAATATTGAGGAAGTTTTCTTCTTATATCGTCTATTGTATCGCCATTATAGCCATACTCTCCCTTTGTATAGTTGTTGAGCGTAATAGGGACGCTTAGTTCGTAGCTTGTTGGATTGACGATGGTTTGGGTTTCTACTGATCCAGCAACTATGTTTCCAACTGTCCCTCCACCAGTTCTATAAACAATTGAGATCACAGATCCGCTAGATGGCACCAATCCGACCTTGTTGTTGCCAAATATAACGTATCCAGTATACGTTGAATCAAATTCGACTCTATATTCTCTTCTTGGCTGGCTATCTGTGAAATAGTCCACTTGATTCCATGCTACACCATCGACATAGGCCCTGATACTGTCGTAGATTACAGGGGAGTAAGTGAGTTTTAATGTTTGATTAACGGCTCCTGTTCCATCAACTGTATCTCGTCTAGTTATTCCTTCCAAGCCAACTATGCTTGCATTAACAAATCCGCCAGCAGGAACTATTATATCTTGATCAAATATTGGGTTATTATTGGAGTCTGCTGGGAAAAGCTCTATCCTTATTAAGGAATCTCCGGAAGTTGTGCTTATGTCAAATGGAGATGGTACCACTAAATCGAAATTTAAAACATTATTTATTTTCGCTGTCCATAGGGATCTTGCGCAAATAGGTGGTTGTGGGTTGAATCCAATTAACTTGCATAGTCTAAATGCGTTTTCGATTTCAGTGACAGTGTCTATGAATATTTCATTTGCAATTTGGTCCATCTTAAAACTAAGGGTATCTGCAATAAAGGCCCAGTTTTCTATAAGCATGATAGCAACAGAAGATTCCACGAAATCATTGAATTCTGTCGGAAATTTCTGATGTATATATTCCACTAGTCTGGTTTTCATAGACCAGAAATCTTGATTGGTATAATTTAAATTAAATATATTCGGTTTGCTTATGTTCTGAGATTGAGCATATGGCGTAATATCAAACGGACAGTTATTCATGTGTATATAATATAGTCTTAAGCTAGTGGAATTTGTAATCTTAATTCTTGAACTTCTGATATTTGATCTGGATCCACAAATATAATTTTTATACTGAGTATGTTTTCTGTGTCCTCGTATGTGTCATAAGGATTGAGATCATTTCTCGATATCGGGCTAGAAACCGATATTTGACTGACTACTATTCTAGGTTCCCACTTATTTATTGATTCAATTATCATTTTTTTGGCGAAGATTTCTAAGGAAGCATCGTTTTGTTCGAATATCAGTTTTTTTAAAGGTGTACCGAAATCTGGCAGAAATACTCTCTCACCTGGATTTGTTAGCAACAAGACTAGTAAGTCTGATTTTATTTGTGAAACTCCACTTTGAGTTCTAAAAAATCCATGTGGACTCTTAACG